AAGATGCTATGACTACGTTAGAAGAAAGACTAGGAACAAGACTACAAGAAGCTCTTGACAATCCACTAGTAGGCAATTAAACTATACAAAAGGAAATAAGTAATGATGCAATTCCAAGGATTTAAACCCGAAGCAATGAACCGTATTGCTAAAGCTCTAGGTCATGAAGGTGACATGGGTGGCTTCCAAGATTTTCTGGAGAAGAACCCAGAGAAAAAAGATATGATGGAAGGGTTTAATAAAAAAGCTGTGCAGATGATGCAGGGTGGATATGTAAAAGGCTATGCTCCCGGTGGTGCTGTAGAATATACTGGCCCACGAAAGCCAGATAGAGCATATGCGAATCAGATGATATTTGATTCAAGACCACCTATCACTAAAAACCCAAACATTGAAGCAGGGTTCTACGACTCACAAGAGTATAAAAACTTGCCAACTATGGGAACTCAGGATGTTCGTTTTAGTAATTATTTTGGTCAACAAGGTTCTGGAAGTATTGGAGGTGCTACAGACGCTGCATACGAAACGTATTTAAATCGTTCAGGTAATACAGGATTTCTTCAAGGTGGAGATCAATTTAAACAAGCAGATGGTGGTCTTGAATATGAGTCAATATCTGGACAGCTACCCGGAATGGGCGCAGATAACTTCTTGCCTGGTGTTTTTCGTGATGAATCCACGAATCCTCGTCTCATTATGCCTAATATTTCTGCTGGAATGTTTGCTGGACAACAACCTACTGGCCCTCAGATTAATAGAACATTGACGTATGAAGATGCAAGGGGAAAAAATATATCTCAGTATGCGAAAGGCCCACAAGAACAAGCAAACATAGATGCAGCACTAGCATTAGGACCGGGTGGCGTGTACGATATACCAAGCACAAGCATAGACCCACCCTTGTTACAAGAAGGCCCTAATGAACTTATGTCTTTTGAAGATTACAGAAATAACCAACCAGTTGGGCTGGGTAGTGGATTTACATTTCCATCGGATGAAGAACTTCGTCCTAAATACCAAAAATATGTAGATTTTTTCAACAGTGGCGAGCCAGAACCAACAGGACCCGGTCTTTCACCAGATACTTTTCCCGTAGACCCAGGAAGAAATCCAACACCAAATCCTAATCCTGTTAATTTAGTTACAGACCCTGTCACTGGAGATCTTGTTCCAGAAATGGATCAAAGAGGGCCTAGAACAGATCAGTATGGAAACAGAATAATTGAAGAAGGGGCATCAGATTATGTACCCCCACAACTAAATCCTACTACTCCTGCAACGCCAGATGCTCCCGCGACGAGCATTCCAAATTTATCAGAAGGTCTTGGCGCTCAGTTAAGACAGTTGTTTCAGCAATATATGGGAGGCGGGCAGAGAAACCAGAACAATTATTCGAGGCCAATGCGGAATCCAATGCAGCAATATAGAACTGCGGTTACAAACACAGATGAATATAAGGCATATAATGATTACGCTAGTGGTTTAGGCCCAACTGAGGATCAAAGAGCGGAACTTCAACGGTTGCAATCAGCCTTTGAGGGTACTGATGCTTACGGTCAATTTACTCAAAACAGACAGCAAAGACAGTCATACATGCAGCCACTTGGTAATAATCGTGGTTACGGTGGTGGCTATGGTGGTGGTTACGGTAGTGGTTATGGCGGAGGATACGGTGGCGGCTTTGGCGGTTACGGTGGTGGTTACGGTGGTTATCAACAACCTTACCAACAACCTTATCAACAGCCTTATTATGGTGGTGGTATTATGGGCGGAAGTTCTTATGGAAACCAGAACAATTATTCCTCTTACCAACAACCGTACCAGCAATCTTACCAGCAACCTTATGGAATGGCACAACAATATCAGCAACAATCTTACCAACAACAACAACCGTATGGAAGCGCACAGCCACAATACCCAAACCAATATAGCTCTTATGCTTCGCCCTACGCTAATTCAATTAGGTAATTATATATTATAATCTTCTTTTCTGAGCTTTTTAACGAACATATCTAGTTCTTCTCTGGCTTCCCAGAGGCGTATTTTTATATTATAAGTGTCTTCATTTCTATTTTTATCTTCTTGCAGACTGTCTACAACCCTACGCAAAAAGTCTAACTCTGCATTTTGCGCGGGGTGTAATGATTTTAGTCCCATTTTGCTTTACCCTTTAGAACAATAGCATTACCTACAATGCCAGTTTCAGCATATCTTGTGGCTTCTTTGTTCCAGGGTAGATTAAGCAACAGACCTTCCTCATTGACCAAGACTTGAATATCTGGGTCACTTGGAGAGTGTACCATTTCAACAATTCCGCCCACAATTTCTTGAGCTTGTTTTAACGTTGGTTTTGATTCTAATGTATCAAATACTTGTAACATTTTATTTCCTTTCGTTTAATATGGGATTATTAACACATACTCCCATTGTTGTCAATGATTTTCTCTTGCAGTTCTAGCCTCATAAATACCTTGAGACATTGGGCCATCTTTAGTTCCTAACCACTTTTTAGGACCAGTTTGAGTAAATTTATAAGTCTTTATACGATCCATATTTAAAAGCATTGTTATAGTATTTTTAATTGTAGTATCACCAACCTCTTTTAACTCAAGAACAAATGGCTCTGTGGAAGAACTGATACGGAGTTCCTCAAATGCTCCATCATCACCACCACCTTTAGTGACAGCCATGCCATTTTCTTCACACATAGCAATAAACTGATACATATATTCAAGACGCAACATTACGGTAGATGATAGAGCTAGGTTTCTAATGTCCACAGACCTATCTTCGAGAAGACCAGTATTTGAGTTTCTTATAAAATGCCTTATGTCTCGATTAGCAGGGCCATTAGACTTAACAACGGCTCCATCAAATACTGCGTTTCTACTGTATGTAACACCGAGGTCTTTACACCGCTGACGCCCCATCTTTTCATCTACTTGCCAAACGCTGAACGCACAACGTACACCATCCACAATCGCTGACGTACCTCTGATTAGATTACGAGCCTGTTCGGGTGTTGTAATCACGTCGTTGTCTCTAATCTTAGCCATATGGTGGTTAACCATCACAGTCGCACCAGTTTCTGTGGCTAACTGTGCAAGCATCCCCATGAAAGCAGCACCTGCCGCTGGGTCAGCATTAATATCTGCATGGACAAAAGATGCCATTGGATCTGCAATGAATAGAGCCAGGTTATCTATTTCTAGTATCTGCTCATACAGACGTTCAAATTCTGGAGCCATGATGTATGTATTGTCTATTTTCTGCATCATTGGAAACACACCGCCAAGGTTTGGCAGCGGCAATACACGCAAATCGTATTCGTAATTGTTTCTATTAGTTAACGGATCAAGTCTTTCAATACGCCTGTGCAGCTCATCCTTATCATCTTCCGCTGACATCAATACAACATTGCCGTGATTAGCTACAAAGCCACCAAAGGAACTTTGCATTGATTCACCAGATGCAACCTTCATTGCGAGATCTAGTGTCATCATACCTTTACCGCTATCACCAGCGGCTGCAAACACAACTGGAACGCCAAGAGGTATTGTATCTGCAATTAAAAACCTTTGCTCTGGAGCAGAACCAACAAACATATTGGAAACAAGTAAACTTTCATCACGCAATGAAATGTTTTGTTTTGTTTTGTGCTGTGGGGCATTCAGAAAGTTACTGACATCAAATCCCTCAGAGATAGCATCAGAGGCGTCCCATTTGTCCGGCTTTCCCCTTGGAGGTGTTAGCATTGTGACAGAGGTGGCTCCAGCCTTTGTCGCTAGGTCTTGTATTAATTTAGCCACCTTGATGCCAGCACTATCGTTATCAGGCCATAGGATAACTTGCTTGCCTTGTAACGGAGAGAAGTCATAGCTTGGTGCGGATCTAACGGAAAGCATACCTGCACCCCCTAAATGGCATGTAGCTGTGTGACCCAAAGCGTTTAGATCATCTGCACATTTCTCACCTTCCACCCATATGATACGCTCGGCTTCTAAGATGCCTGGTATATTATATAGAGGTCTTGTTTCTGGCATTTTAGGAAACGTACTGTTGCCAGAGAACTGACGGAATTCTTTTTTAGCCTTACCATCGCTGCCTCGAATAACTTCACCACTTTGATCCCTAGAGATGTATCGCCTAACAAGACAGATGATCTCACCTTCGCTAGATGTATAAACGTGTTCACCATCGTGCGGAGTATTGGCATCAATCTGCATCTTTTGAGGCTTTGGACTTTCATCATTAAGACTTAAGTTAACAGGATTTTCTGGTGGTTGTGGACGAAACTCTGGACCTAAGTAATCAGCAAAGTATTCAGATACGTCTTGCAACGTCATACCTCTACCTTCCATCATAATCTTTGTAATACCGCCAACACCTTCGTGGGTACTGAAATCCATACCCTGCATGAAATCAGCTCTGTTTAGATCAACGGATATCTTTAATGATTTACCTTCTTCTCCACTTAAAGATCCAATTTCAAACTGTGTACCTCGCATTATCCCATTGGGATATGTATCAACTAATGCTCTAAGCTGTACTGATCTTGGTACTCTATCACTAATATCATCTGCTAGATTTTTTGATTTTGTATTACCAATTCTAACTACACCCATTTTTACCACCCACGTTTATATTTTTATTTTTATTAATCCCAACACGTATTCTGAAAATCACAGAACCTACACAAAAAGAAATCTTTGCTTTGTGCAATGCGTGGTAGAGTTTCACCTGATTTTATAGCGGCTAATATATTTACTGCTTTATCACTTGCGGATTGAGCGAGATGCTTATCAAACGGAACTAATTCATAATAAATCTCGCTCGTATTTTTATTAACAACCGTAAATAAACATGGATTTTCTTCTAGATCCATGTACGCCTGGTACAAAGCTATCTGAGTTGCGTAAACTTTATTGGCCTTTGCAACACCAACTTTAACAAATTCTTTAAACTTTCTGTCGTTTGCTGATTTGTTTTCCCATAAGAACGGATAGTTCATAGATACTGACCCATCACAAATAACGCCATCTATGTGACCTTTTATCTGGTCATCTGCTATTGAAAAACCAAACTGCTTACCATCTGTGTCTTCTGTTCTTAAATCAAACTTTGCATCTCTTAACCACTTTGCAGCGTAGTCCTCAATCTCATGCCCAAACTGAAAGATACGCAATGTCCTAGCACTGAACTCTTTTTCTTTGTCAGACGGATAGCCCATAAACCTGTACTGAATTTTTCTTGAGCATTCATCACCTACAGAAGAAGCACCTAAGTATTTTCTTTTTGGCTTCTTACTATTAGCTTCAACAATTGCTTCATCAACGGCAAACTCAATGTGATCAATAGTGTTTTTAAAAGGGGAGACTGGTGGTTGCGGTCTGGCCAGTTGACTCATAGTAAATGTCTTCGAGTTTTCCAATAGTTATCTCCCCTTCGATTCTTTGAGCATTTTGCAACCCAAAGATTAATGTTTGAACTTGTTTTTCAGTTAAATCGCACAATCTTTTTTCCCAGCCGATAGCATTAAAAATTAATGACAGCTCTTCTATAGGTTTTCTTGGATCTGAATACATATCTCTCCCCTAATGTATTTTTTTGTTTTTATGGTCATGGCTGTATAAATCCATAACTCTTTTTATCTTATCTTTATCAACTTCGTGGTTCTCAAAAAGTAAATTTATTGTTCTGTCTGACTTCGTTCTTATGTAGGCTATGCCAAACAAAACTATTTTATCTAAATCAATTAAATCATCTGTATGATTGTCTACAATTTGAGTTGCTGCTTTATGTACTTGCACTTCATCATTTGGATTATCAGCCCAACAAATCATATCATATTCTTCTGTGCTAACCTCCCCAACTTTGTTTTCCAACGCAAATAATATAGACATTTCAAATCTTGGCATTACTCTTCCTCTGTTGCCATTTCTCCACCTAAACTTGCGTAGCCTATTTTATCTACCCAGGAGTCTTGATGATCCATAGTTTCTAATAATCTACAGGTCTTTGTCCAATCCATCATCAACGTAATATGCGCTGGTGTCAAATCACCGTGACTTTTCACTGCTGCTTGAGCGATAATATTCCAACCGCCAGCAATGCGTTCATGGTTAATTTTTACATCTCCATAGATATTTGCCCTGTCACCATTGATTAATTCTTTAGCTGAATTAATTAAATCGTTTCTATTCATGATTGATTTCCTCCACCATTTCATCAATGTCATCCTTGTTCCAAAGATAACTCAACCAACAGGCGGCTTTATATTTTGTCCATGAGAAATCAAATGCAAAAACTTCCACACCATTTCTTTTTAACAATGCAAGTTGTTTATCTGTGGCCCTTTCATTAAGCCATCGTTTGGACTTGTTGGCTCCGCTACTGTCTTCAATCTCTCGCATAAAGTCATCGGCTGCTGACATAGCCTGTACCTTTCCTCCAATAGCCACTGGTCGCATTTTACGTTTGTTCTTGGCCTTAACTAGCCCAATGGATGTGTCTCCCACTGTACCTACCACTCCAAAACCGTTAAACCCCATTGCCATTAAGCAAGAACCGTTGCCAAATATATCCATCCACAAAAATGGCGATAGTTCCATTAAGTCATATTCAGTCAATGTGAAGTCAGCTAGCTCAGACTTGGCAATGCCCTCAAAACCATGACCACAGTTAGGACACACTCTTGAGCTGGCTGGGATAATAAAATCGCACTCTGGACATTCTTTTGTTGGTGCCTCTGCGTTTGGGTCTTTTGGTCTTCCATCAAGATTAGCGGCTTCATCTAAAGCTCCATGCTTTAAAATGCTAGTGCCAAAGTCTAAAACAACACAGTCTTTTTTAATCTGGCCTGGATAAATCTCAGGGTCTATTATTCTCAGACCTCGACCAATCATCTGCACCATTGTGGATTTGTATGAACATGGTCTTGTAAGTACAATGCACGAAACAGGTGGAGCATCAAAGCCCTCAGTTAAAACAGCTACGTTAATAACAACTTGAACATCACCAAACTCTAAACTGTACAAAATATCCGCACGTTCATCAGACGGTGTTTTTCCAGTTACTATTTCTGCATTAATACCATTAGCAATAAACTCATCAAGCAAATCATTTGCATGGCGAATAGTAGAGCAAAATACAACGGTCTTCCTATCTGAAGCCTTTTCTAGCCATTCTTTAACAACACGCTCATTAATGATGGTGCGGTTCATAATCGCTTCAACTTGCTCCATGTCAAAATCATTAGCAAGTCGCCTCACTTCTCCTAATTGGCTCTGCACACCAACGTCAATGACGTAGGCAACTGGCTTAACTAAAAACCCTTCACGAATTAATGTAGTTAATTCAATCTGATGTGAGCAGTTATTAAAGACACTTTTTAAACCTTTTCCATCGCCTCTGTTAGGAGTGGCTGTAAAGCCCACAATTTCAGCGTTTTCGTTGTCTTCTCGAACTGCATCAATTATCTTTTGATATGTTTGAGCGGCAGCATGGTGGCTTTCGTCTATAACAACCATATCAAATTTAGGTCGGTTTCGTAAGTTGGCATCCCTAGACATGGTTTGAACCATAGAAAAGACTGCATCACCTTCCCAATGTTTTATCGTACCATTTACAATACTGGTAGTAATGGCTGGATTTACTTTACTAAACTTAATGCTGTTTTGCTCTACCAACTCATCTCTATGTTGTAGAACCAGGACGCGCTTCCCTTTTTTATGCCTTTTACCAATCAAGGCAGACATCATAATAGTTTTTCCAGCTCCTGTGGGTGCTACTACGATTGTGTTGCTGTGTTTGTCTAATGCTGTTGACGCATCTGAAACAGCGACCTCTTGATAGGGTCTTAATAACATTTGATTTCCTTACGCTACTAGAAAGTTGGGGGGTTAGCGGCTCACGGCCCCCCGTTCCGTGTTTCTAGCAGACAACTAAGAGTCCTACCGCTAGATTATTTATTTGCCCAACTTGGTATAGGCCCACTAGATGCGGGCTGTGTCGGAGCTGGTGCCTGTGGCTGGTACGATGGTTGTTGTACCTGCTGAGTAGCGTTATTACCTGAAGAAATGAACTCTTTTTGGTTTGGTGTCAATGCTACCATAAGCTTATTTGCATCTTCGTAGCCATTTGTCCCTTTCTTGACACCTACTTTGGCACAAATCTCCATGCCATTTAAAGCATCTACACCAGAGATCTGACGGCGAGACTGAGCTTCTGGAGACATATCAGATGGGTCTAAGCTGTTTGCACTCTCAATGATTGAGCGCAAAGTGCGTAAGCCAATTTCTTTAGCCAATGGAATGCCACTTTCACCTAGCTTGTCGCCATCAACAAAAATCCTGTCCCAGAACTTACGACGATCAAACTGACCGCCTACAATTGTAAATTCCAATTCCATCCACTTAGCTGATGAAGACTGCGATTTTTTAAACCACTGACCATTGCCAAACTCTGGAATTGTTACATCGCCCATCTTAACTAAGATGATTGCTCTCGCTACTGTACCAAGTGGAATTAATGTTCTTTCCATTTGACTTGTTTCTGGCTGCACTTCATTTAAATTAATCATTTGTAGTCACCTCCTCTAATGGTGTTTGTGTTTTAGGATCGACAAAAACAGTTGGCTGGGGTTTGCCGCTCCCCATTTTAGCAATCAGTTTACCTAAATGTGGCTCTTCAAGCACGTCAAGACGACCAGAGCGATCCTTAGCTGGATAACCCCACTCATTTAGCGCCTGACACACAAAGGCCCTGTAGGGTCCATTCTCGCCAGTTAAAATAGACATGGTAATAATCTCATCCACAATGCCTGGTAATTCACGCCCTGTCTTTGAGCCTTCGATTTGTAGAGCATATTGCTTACGATTATAATCATCAGTTGTTTCATCTAAGATCCCAACAAAGATTACATTCTTTTCTCTAATGTGCTGTATATGCGTTAGCCAAGCCATCATCTCACGACCATGTAAACCGTAAGCTGATCTTGTATCTAACTTGCCTGTTCGATCTGATCTGCTCTCTGGCTGTTGTTGACACCACTGAAAGCACAAGCGTCCGGCAACCGTGATAGAATCAATAAACAAAGTATCATACTTGTTCATCACTTCTTCACGCTCACCGTAAAGACTCGAAACATAATCAAAGTGTGATTTACCGTATGGCTGATCTTCTGCCAGTGACGGATTAGGACCACCTAAGAAACACGCAAAGTCTCGACACTCCCCCCAGGTCTTAGGTCTGATAACATCAACAGGCCAACCTTCAATAGCTGCATCTCCAGCTTCAAGATCAAAAAACAATGTGCTATCGTAATCTAATGTTCTAGCAAGAGTTGTCTTACCAACTCCGCTAGGACCACACACAACGATTTTATGACCTCTTGTTTCTGCCATACGTTGATCGGCAGTTATAATATTTAATCCCATTATATTTTCTCCAATTCTACTTTAAAGGAACCAATCTCAGTGGTTCTACAAGATTGCAATTGATCACGCACATCTGGAGGAGCCGCAGTATATTTGGTTTCCTCTACATGATAAGTAATTTTTGCGTAATGATTTGCATTTTCTGGGGACATACTGATAAAGAGCTGTTTTAAGGCTTCCTGATCCCAAGCGACTTTCTTACCAACTTTTACTTTGAACTTCATGTTATCAACTAAAACGCTAGTTGAACCAAAGTCCTTTCCAAGTTCGCTTAATTTTTGACGTGCAATCGGCAAATAAGAGTCTGACAACTTTTCATCAATCTCTTTTACCTCGACTTTCAACAAACGGATTTGTTGAGCAAGCTCGTCACGACGAGTAAACAATTCAATATTTGACATAATAAACCTCTCTTAGTTATTTTAATCTGCTAGAACACTAAAATATGACTAATTAATTTATTATGTCAACTACTTTCTTTTAGATAAATATATTTCTATGCCAAGACACGCTTTCATAAGCTTCTTTTTTAGTTTAAATTCAGGGGTTTCTACGCCTTTGGCATCTTCAATAATTTCTTTCCAATCACCCTCTGGATTTTGTCTTTTGTATCTAAAGTCGGCTATGTAAGCACAGATCTTTTGACCATTTACTTCCAGATTAAACCTTACTTGCAGCTCTAAATCTTTTACAGTCTTGGCGCGTTCGAGGGATTTTAGGTACAAATATCGTTCTGATTCCCACTTAGAATCAAATTTAATATTATTGATAATAACTTTTTTATTACCGTATTTGGGTCTTGACCCAAGCCTTCTGGGATTATATGTTGTTCTTGCTAACATTATTGGGAAGGAACCTCCATTATGCCAAACCCCGGAAAATATAAATCAGTAGGACTAAACCTTGATGCCTATGCTAAGTTAGTATTCATAGCAGATCAAGAGGATAGGGCTATAGGTCGTCAGTTATCTCGTATGATAGACCAGGAGTACAATAGAGTATCTGCAGCTACAGGTCAGCAAATGACAAAAATCCCACCACCGCCAGTCGGTAGTGGTCTAGGTGGCTACGCTGTAATTGAAGACTAAAGAAGATCGGCGCTTCCAAGCCCACCAAGTAAGCTCGAAGCTACATATGGGTTTTGCGCCGCTCTTTGTCTTAGATTGTTTTGTGTTTGTTTTTCAGGACCTGTAAAAGTAGGTTCATTTGGCAATCCAGAGAAAATGTCTTGTTGGAAAAGTCCAGATTGAGGAGCTGTTACATTAGGAACTGGAGTCCCACGAGACTCTTGTTCTGCAAGAATTGCACGAGCGCCAGCTTGTCTTGATGCAATTTTAGCACGATTTAAACCTTCAGCTACTTTTGAAATTGTATTTGCAGCACCAGCTGCGGTTTGACTTAAAGGAGTGGTCGAACCAGTAAATGCAGCAGTCGCATCATTAAGTTGTTGAACAATCCCCTGTGAAATTGCTTGAGGTGATTGTGATTTAACACGAGCTTCTAAATACTTTTTTAACGCATCTGGGTTATTTACAAGTCTATTTATTATTTTAAATCTTACAGACTTGCCAAAATTCTTTATTGGAGACGTAACTATACCTGTTCTAATTGCATCCGCAGCAAGTGATCCAGCGCCTTTTGCACCAGTATCTTTAAGAAAAACTAAGTCATCTGCTAATTGCCTAATGCCTTTCATTTTATCTTTACCTAAAACAAGATCTAATGTTTCTGGTTTATAAGCTTTTATTGCATTTGATAAACTAGAAGCTGCACTTTCGCTTATAAATATTTTTTCATCAACTGAACCTAATATATCTCTAAGAACGGCATCTTCTATTGTTTTTCTAGCAGTTGGGTCGTCCTTAAAAAAATCAAGAACTTTAATCATCTGACTTCTTTGCATATTAGGATTTAATATAGCGGCAGCT